CAGGTTACCTAAAGGATTCAAAGAACCTAAAAGCTATTCAAGAGAGATATACAATGAATGATGAAACTTTTGAAGCACTAACTGCAAAATGAAATACTTTAAAGCAAGACCTTCATCATTGGGGAAACTAATGAGCAAGTCAAAAAAGCCAGGCGAATTATCGCAAACTTGTATAACCTATCTTAAAGAATGCTATGCTGAAGACAAAGAAGAATTATCTTCTAAGTATTTAACCAAAGGTATTTTATTAGAAAACGAAGCTATTGAGTTTGCATCTAAAGTATTATACGGTGGTATTAAAGCCTATAAGAATGAAGATATTTACGCTAACGAATGGTTGGTAGGTACTCCGGATGTGATCCTTGAAAATTCTATAATTGATACTAAATGTGCTTGGAATAGAAAAACATTATTAGATTCAGCTTTAGAGTTAAATACTGATTACGAATGGCAGTTGCGAGGATATATGATGCTTTGCAATAAAGAGTTTGCTACACTATTCTATTATCTTGGCGATACTCCTGCTGCTGCTAATTTTGGCACTAAAGTAAGCTACTCACATTTAGAAGACTTTGAACGCTGGGTTAGCTACGAGTTTAAACGAGATTTAGACAAAGAGCAAAAGATTATAGAAAGAGTAGAACAATGCCGAGAATGGCTAAAGAATTACGATGCCGAGATACAGGCAAAATTAGGTACACGAATTATAACCCTTTAAAAAAAATAAAATGGCAACAATTATTAACGCATCTATTGATGTAACAAAAATCGACAGAACAAAATTAATCAAAGAGAAGTATTTAAACCTATCTATTATTGTAGATGACAAGAACGATAAGTTTGGTAACAATGTTTCAATTACTTTAAGCCAGTCTAAAGAAGAAAGAGATGCTAAAGCACCTAAAACTTATATGGGTAATGGTAAAGTAGTTTGGGGAGTAGGTAAGTTAGAAGAAGCACCTAAAGAAGACAATAGTTTACCGTTTTAATTAAAGATATTACCGCCGCTACAAGCGTTCTTTTTGCGGTAAAGATAAGAGGTGTCTGCGAACAATATTAGGGGAAAGTTTTACAATTTTAGCAGAGATTAACACCCAAGTACTAACCCGTAGCGTTAGTATTTTAAAATTATACGATATGGATTTTTTAGAGGAATATAGAACTGGGAATGTAACGATTGAGGATTTAAGCCAAAAGTATAACATATCCCAAAAGCGAATAAGAGAAGTCCTAAGAGCCAAAGGAATAAGAACAAAGCACCTTAGAACAAAGAAGGTAACTTTAGAAACAAGTGCTATTTTTAATGACTTTTTAAAGTTGTATTTAGTTGAAGGGAAGGCTATAAAGCATTATGCAGAGAAGTTTAATGTACCTTTATCTTCTTTAAATAAAAAGCTGGATAAATACTTTAAATTAAGAAGAAAATAGTATATTTGCAATGTATTAAGATACCTAATAGGAAGGAGAGAGCCTGTTAGATATTATCAAAAAACGGTTATATTAATAACCTGAATCCTGTCGAAACTCTCTCCCGATGGGATTCTTTTTTTTACGCTTATGAAGTTTTTAGAGAAAGACCTGGAGGATTACATTTATTATGTAAACAATAAAAGGTTAGCAAAAGAAGGTTTAAATTTTTATTATTACAAAAAGTTTAGGCAATTAAAAATTGGTAAATATGGAGTTGCTGATTTAGTTACAATTTCAAAACCTCCTTTCCTAAAAGACTTAAAAATATTTCCTGAAAAAATTTATATAACCGTATATGAATTAAAAAAAGATGAATTAAATAATAAAACTTTCTTTCAAGCAATTAGATATTTAACAGGGATTAAAAGGTATTTGAAAAAAAGGGGTAAAAATTTAAATAATTATTGTTTTAATATAGTTTTATTGGGTAAAACATTAAATTTGAATGAAGATTTATGCTATTTACCTGATATATTTTATGATTATGAAGGGCATAGTATGGTTGAAATTTACCTTTATAAAATTGAAAATAATAGTATAGAATTTGAGTTACAAGAAAATTTTAAATTAACTGATGAGGGATTTTAATATGAGTGCAGGCTGGATAAAAATACACCGAAAATTAAAGGAACATTGGATATGGTCAGACCCTATTAAGTTCCAGTGGTGGCTAATAATGCTTTTAGAAGTTAATCATAAACCTTGCAAAATGCAGTTAGGATTACAACTAATTGAAATAAAAAGAGGTCAATCTGCTAAAAGTTTACGAACTTGGGCAACCATTTTTGGATGTACTCCAAAGACTGTTTCTGCCTTCTTTAAGATGCTTGAAAGTGATAAAATGCTTGTTATAACAACTATCGGAAAAGGTAAACAAAGCACAACCCTTATAAACATTACAAAATATGAGGATTATCAAGGGGTAGAGGAAACGCAAGGTACTACATTAAGTAAACGCAAACTACCTACAATAGAAGAAGGAAAGAATGAAAAGAAAGATATAGGCAAAATTATTAGTCCTACTTTATCAGAAGTTTTAGCTTACTTTGAAGAACATAAATATAAAAAAACGGAAGCAGAAAAAGCCTTTAATTTTTACAACAATAGAAACTGGAAAGATTCTAATGATAAACCTGTAAAGAATTGGAAACTTAAAATGCAAGAAGTTTGGTTTAAAGAAGAAAACAAAATAAAAGTACAAGCACCTATCATACCAACATTTTACTACTAATGGACTTTATAAAACAATATAGCGATGTACAAGGCGAATTAGATTCGCTTTACGATACAGGATTAATTAAAGGCGAAACAATAGGATTCCAGGATGTGGATAAGCTAATATCCTTTAAAAAAGGTGCTACTTCTTATATTTACGGAACTCCTGCATCAGGCAAATCGGAATTTTGGTGGGAATGCCTTATAAACTTATCTAAAAGTAAAGGCTGGAAGCATTTAATATTTAGTCCCGAAACGGGAACTCCAGCTGAAATATTTGCAGAGATTATTCATAAGTGGGCAGGTAAACCATTCTTTGATTTAGATGGTAATAAGCTACAAAGACTTACTAAACAAGAAATGTACAGGTACGGATTAGAGGTTAGCCAATACTTTTACATTATGGATTTAGGTGTTAAAGATATTACTTTAGATGACTTTCACGAAGCGGTTGAGAAATACGGTGTTAAGTTTGATACAGTAACAACAGACCCTTTTAATGAAGTAAAGCACGATTTAAAAGGCGAACAAAGGGATATGTATATGGCTCGTGTATTAGGTAAAATAAGAATGTATGCAAGGGAATATAATTACCATCATACGATTATTATGCACATAGCAAGGGAAACAGGTGCAAAGGTTATAGATGATGCAACAGGAATTAAATATTATCCTCCAGCAGACCCACGATTTATAGATGGTGGCGAAACATCCTTTAGAAAGGGAGAGCAAATGATTTGCGTATGGAGACCACCATTTGGAGTTTCTAAAGATGGAAACCCTTATCAAGGCAACGAAGTAAAGATTATAGTACAAAAGACTAAACCTAAAGGCATAGGAGAAGTAGGCGAGGCAACTTTATTCTTTGATAAGTGGCGCAACTGCTATTATGAAGAAATAAACGGAAGTAAGAGTTATGCAGGAAATTATGTTACATTTGAAAAACCAAAAATATTACCTTTTTAATTATGAATCAGCACAAAATGTACAGGTGTATCCGATTGATGCAGCTACTACAAGAAAAATCAAGAAACATTTACACGATAGCTAAATATCTTAATGTAACAAATAGAACCGTATACAGGTATCTTAAACTTTACGAAGAACTTGGGTATACAGTAAAAAAAGATATGTTTAACAAAGTATTATTAATCAAACTATAAAACCTATAATTATGAAAAAAATGTTTAAATATGATGGTTGGAATTATATATCTGGATGCGATTGTACAATAGCATTAGTAAATCCAAGATTTAAATCTGAAGAGGCTACTATATCAACTTTAAGTTATGAATTACATAATTTAGTAAATGGATTAACATCTAAACAATTATTAGATGGTAGAAGAGGTTGGATAATAAAGTACACACACTGTCCTGAATGCAAACAAAAAATTAATTGGAAGGAAATTAAAGAATCATTAGACTAATGACCCTACAAGAATTTGCTAAACATTCGGAAGCCAGGCTTTTTAGTTTAGAATTATTTGAACAATTACCAATCCATAAGCTATCTTCGCAGTATTATGTGGATGCTTTAAGAGAGATAATTAATTTAATTAATCCAGTGCAGGACAAGAAGTTTATTTTAAGCGATGAGAAAGTTACCAGAGTTAAATAGTGCTTTAAAAGCAATTTTAGAAGATGAACTTGATAAAAGGATTCCAAAGACTGATTTTCGACAAGCTACTTTGTTTAGGATAGCAGATTTACTTTTAGTGATGCAAATAAAGCTATTAGAAGCAAACAAAACTAAAATTGATAGTAAGACATACCAAGACAACTTAAATGCTTTAGAAACGCTTAATTTAGCTTTTGTGATGATGACTGATTTAGAAGGAGAAAATTCTTTATTACGAAGTGAATTATTAACTTTGAGGCACGAAGCGGAGATAATTGTATC